CGCAGCTGCCGCACCACGCACACGTGATGACGAACAGATGTTTAGATAATCTACGAAGATCAGATCAGGCACAAACCCTTTCTTCATTCGTAGTTCGTTCAAGAGATGTCGGAAGTGTCCCACATGCGCAGACCCAGTTGGATATTCTTTGATAACCAACTTACCTGTTGTCTTTGACTTGTAACGGTTCATACGTTTATCAAACACGTCACGTGGCGTGATAGAAACATCATCCAATGTCACATCCATAATGTTCGCATCGATACGACGACCAATCTCTTCTTCTGCCATCTCCATTGTAATGTACAGAACATTCTTACCATACATGAGTGCGTTTGCAGCCATGTGACACTTGATAAGAGATTTACCACCACCAGTAGTGGCGAGTAAGACTGTCATAGACTTACGAGGCAGACCACCTTTGGTGATTTTGTTTAGGATGTCGATATCAAATGGGAGTCGTTCTTCTTTACGATGATAAAACTCATAACGTGAGTCGTACTCTTCTAAGAAGTCGTGACCAACTGAAGTATCGAAACTGATACCAAGTGAGTCAGAGAGAAGTTTGGGGATGGACCCTTTGTCGAGTCCGTCCCCACTGCCTTCAAGTATATTAATTGACTTACGAATAGAATTGTATAGATCACGGTCTTGACAGAACTTCTCTGTCTCGTCAATTAAGAATTGGAGATCTGTTGAGTTGTCACGAGAGATACCAGATAATTCGGATTGTGCATCCTTGTACTGGTCTTCGTTCAAATCTTTTCGTTTATCAATAGAGAGTTTAAGAGCCTCCACAGAGGGAGGCTCCTTGTATTGTTCGACATACGATACAAAAGTGTTGAATACCTTTCGTAGTGTAATGTCTTCAAAGTAATCTTCCTTCAGATAAGGATATACCTTTCGGTAGTATTCCTCATTCAGAAGTAGATTCGATAAGATCGTCTGTTCTATCATCGTTGTGGTCCACGTTTAGTTTATACTTGCGCTCAATATACACATTAAATGCGTCATTGGCAACAAGTTTCTCAAAGAATGCGTCATCTTGTTCGATGTCTTTTAGTCGACGACGAGGTTCGATAACTTCTCCTGTGTCCAAATCAACAAGGTTATACCAACCCTGTGTCGACTTGGAAATAAACCCAGCTTCCAGTGCGAGGTCAAATAGTGCTGACCACTTCTGAATACCACTTTCGTAAAGAACTGTGAAAGGTAACTTTGACTTCTCTTTTACGAAACGTGACTTTTCGATGTTGATTGTGAACTTGAATCCTGCGAGATCTGTACCATCCTTCTCTTGTGATTTGGTAATGATAAAAATCTGATTTGCAGAATAGTAGATCCCTGTACCACCTGATACGACAGCCTTAGGGAACATACCGATCTCTTGGTACACGTGATTGATTGCAATCAAAGGAATATTTTTTGCAGTCAACTTTGGTGTAACAATACGGAAGAGAGACTTCAATGCTTTTGCACGAGACATGTCAGCGACTGCTTTCTCGTTCATCGCATCTTCAACTTCTTTCTTCGATGCAAGGTTACCTACAGAGTCAATCATGATGAACACGTTGTCATCTTTCTCAATCTGTTCCAACCTTTTGGTGATGTCAAACTTAAGTTGTTCAACATCTTCAACAGGGATGTGGATCACACGATCCGTATCAATGTTGTAACTTTCTAGATACTCTGGTGTGATACCATACTCAGAGTCGTACAACAGCGCAACACCGTCTTCATACTTATCTAGATATGCCTTCATGCAGTACAGTGACAGCAAAGTCTTAAACGACTTTGACTGTCCTGCAACTACAGTAAGGCCTGGGATTAGTCCACCCTTCAGCGATCCACTAAACGCAATATTAACAATAGGAAGTTCCGTTTGAATAGGATTCTTCTCTTCGAAAAAACTGGATTTAGAGAGAACTGAGGAAGACTTCACTGCTCCTGCTTTGAGCATTTTGTCTAAGAGACTCATAGTCTATTCCCCTTCTGCGATTACTCTCAACTTGTCTTTGTAATTTTGGATTTTCTCTACACGATCAGGCCAGAAGATTGTACTCTTTTCTGGTGACTTACACAGATTGTCAAGAAATGGAACAACCGAATGAAACAGTTTTTCCAGCCTTGCTTCCAATGCAATCTTCTCATTCATGAGATCACTGAGTTGTCCTTCGAGATCTTCTGCAGCAGCTTGAGTAGCTACTGCAGTTTCTTTTACTGCTTCAATTTCATCATCGATGAAACTAAAACCAAAGTCGAAATCGATTACATCTGTTGTCGATTTAGTACTCATACCGTCTTAACCTTTTGCAAGTTCCTTGAAGATTGATAGATCATCATCGTCATCATCTACTGTAGATGAAGAACCTGTAGGAGCGGGTTCAAAAGGGATTGAGTCCTCTTCGACTGCAGGTGCAGTCTTCGCAAATGAAGGTGTGGCGGATAGATCTAGACCGTCATCTTCATCATCATATGCACTAGGAGCAGATGGACCTGCATCTTCACCAAGATCTAACACTCTATATAGTTTGGTTTTCAACTCCGCATAGGACTTGAAGTTCTTCGGATCAAGAAGTTCCTGTAGAGAATGTTCTTGGTTGTAGATGGTTTCCAATTCTGAATCATCATCAGACAATGGTGAAGGCGCATCAAACTCTGACTTATCATAGTTTGGGTAACCTTCGAACTGACGGATCTTCAGACGGAAGTTTGCACCTTCCCACAGATCAAATGGGTTTACAGGTGTCTCATCTTCGAACTGAGGATTCATTAGATCGTTCAGTTTGTCGAAGATTTTCTTACCGAACTGGTAAAGGAATACTTTACCTTCGTTCTCTGGATTCGCTGCATCCTTGATTACTTGGATGTTTGCGACATACTTCAGGCGGCGTTTCTGTTTACGTGCCTGTTCCTTATCTGAGTCAATACCAGAATTCCACAGTTTAGAGTTATACTCTGACACTGGGTCATCTTGGTTAAGAGTCGTCAAAGAGTTTTCGATATACCACTGACCAGATGGTCCTTGGAAACCGTGATCCCAAATACGCACGAAAGGCATCTCTTCACCCGCAGGCGCAGGCAAGAAACGAATGATTGCAAACCCATTGCCCGCTTTATCACGAGTAGGTTTCCAGAACTTTCCTTCGTTCGGATCTGAGTAAGATTTTTGGGAAATTTTATCCAGTTGTGCATTTAGTTTATCAAGTGATGCAGAACGAGATTTTTTAAGAGCTGCGAATGACATATGTTTGTCTCCTTTATATTGCAGTGTATTACGTTGTATAGCGTTGTGTTAGATATCAAAGTGGTCCTTGACATAAGTCTTGTACCGTTTCATGTCCAACATCAGGAAAGGAAAATACTTTCTTGAGTGTTGTATTATATCAGAAGCCACGAATTTGTCAAGTAGATTCTGCTCCCAATATGTAAAAATATTTGCAATGTGTATTAGTATTGCAAATGTTTCCAGACTTATTTTCTTCTGTAGATACAGAGTCAATACGACTGGGTGTTGACCATCGGTTACGAAGTTTGACTTCCAATCATCGTTAAGATGCTTTAAATCAGACTTGAAGTGATAACCCAACGAGTCAATCTTTTTCTTCCATTCGACATACAGAAAGTCGTCCTCTGCGATATCTCGAATCCATGCGTTTGGGTTCTTGACTAAGTTTGCAAGAAGAACGTTTTCGTAGTCCTCATGTTTAGCGAGTTTTGCAAAGTAAAATGCATCGTTGCGACTTTTGAATGCGTCGAAGGATGCTCTTACCTTACCCCTATATTTATGAAAATCGTAACTTGGCGAAGTAAAATGTTTCTTCATTGCGAGGTATTTTATGTACGCCTCATACGACTTATCATTCACATAACTCGGTAATGTCCTGTTGTTCATCATTTCGTTTTACCATCTTCAAACCGACTGCTTCTCTTCTTATTTTTTCTTTCAAAATAGACGACTTTTTGATGACATCTGCGACTGATTCGATTTCCAAATTATGTTTATCTGCATAACTAATTAGTGCCTCGATATAAGGCACACCATTTGCAATTAAATCTGCAATGGCGAGGTGAATTTTTTCTGGTGTAAGTGAC